GTTTCCCAGTCACGATCAAGAGCGGTTGTAGCGCAAGGGTATATCGAGCAGTGTATGCGTACCGTGCCTAAGTGGGCTGAAGGTATGCCCATTAACTGCGAATCTGGAATCGCAAAAGCCTATGGGGATTGTGAATGAGTGGTATTTCACCTTGGTCGTTCAGCAGGATAAAGTCTTTCGAGCAATGTCCTAAGAAATTCTACCATCTTAAGATAGCGAAGGACTACAGCGAACCAGAAACAGAAGCCATGCTCTACGGTACAGTTGCGCACGAAGCGGCAGAGCTGTACATACGAGACGGCAAACCTTTACCCGAGGCTTTCAAGTATATGGAGCCTACACTTAAAGTACTTTCTGAGATGCAGGGTGAGAAGCTGTGCGAGTACGAGATGGGACTTACTGAGAACCTAGAGCCATGCGGATTCAAGGACGAGAACGTGTGGTTCCGTGGTATTGCTGACTTAGTGATCCTAGACCGTGAGAACAAGAAAGCTAAAGTTATTGATTACAAGACAGGTAAGAGTGCGAAGTATGCCGATAAGGGTCAGTTAGAGCTAATGGCTCTTGCACTGTTCAAACACTTTCCTGAGATTGAAGTAGTTAAGGCAGGTCTGTTATTTACAGTTGCAAATAAGTTCATAACAGATACATACTACAAAGAACACGAACAGAAGTTGTGGCGCAAGTGGTTATCTGACTATGGTCAGATGGAAGCCGCGTTTAAGAACGATGTGTGGAACGCACACCCTAGCGGGTTATGCCGACGACACTGCGTGGTAACTGAGTGCCCCCACAACGGGAGAAACTAATGCCGTACACTAAGAAGCCAAGACCGTACAAGAAAGAATACCAGCAACAGAAAGAACGTGGTGAGCACGAGAACCGTATGGAAAGGCAACGGGCTAGACGTGCTATGGACAAGAAAGGTGTAGACCGCAAGGGTAAAGATGTTGCACACAAGAAGCCACTATCGAAAGGCGGCAGCAACAGTGATGGTGTACGACTCCAAAGCCCAAGCAAGAACCGTGCCGCAGGTGGTGCGATAAGTAAGCCACCTAAACGCAGAAAGAAATAGTCGCTCCCTCCGTGGCTACGTGTTGGTTAGATGCACGTAATAAAATCTAACAAGCTCAGGGTCACTAACTCCAAGTCCTATGAAGCCGACCTAGCCCCATCGGTGAGCGAAGCGGGGTCACATAAATTACTAAACACGGACACCGGTCTCGTGGGGTTAGCTGTACTAAGGAGAACATGTTTTGGAAATCGTAGACAACAAAGCGTTGTTATTAAGACTGCGGCACCCGCAGAAAGTAACGACCGTCATACCAAAGAGCAAAGAACTAGAAGATAACAAAGTGCTCGTGCACTGGGGGCTAGATGAAGTGCAAGTTTTAAGGAACCTAAATATCAAGGCACCGTCGCCGATCAAAGAACGTTATCAGTGGACGGGTAAACACAAACCTTTCGATCATCAGAAAGATACCGCCGCGTTTCTTACACTTAACCAAAAGTCGTTCTGCTTTAATGAGCAGGGTACAGGTAAGACAGCCAGTGCGATCTGGGCGGCAGACTTCTTAATGAAGCAAGGACGTATCCGACGCGCCCTAGTTATATGCCCTCTATCCATTATGGATTCCGCATGGCGTAACGACTTGTTTACGTTTGCTATGCACCGATCAGTCTCGGTGGCGTATGGCTCTGCCAAAAAACGCAGTGAGATAATACAGTCTGGAAGTGACTTCGTGATAATAAATTACGACGGTGTAGAAATTGTGCGCGATGTCATAGCTAACGGTGGATTCGATCTAATCATCGTGGACGAAGCAACACACTACAAGAACCCACAGACTAAGCGGTGGAAGACGCTAAATTCCTTACTGAAACCCGACACTTGGTTATGGATGATGACAGGTACACCTGCCGCACAGAGTCCGCTCGATGCTTACGGCTTGGCTAAACTTGTTAATCCGAAAGCTGTACCTAAGTTCTTTAGTGCGTTTCGAGATCAAGTGATGTTCAAGGTCACACAGTTTAGATGGATACCCAAAGACACCGCAACCGAGACTGTGTACAACGCACTGCAACCCGCTATTCGCTTTACAAAAGAACAGTGCCTCGACCTACCAGAAATGACTTACGTCAAACGCGAAGTCGAGATGACCCGACAGCAATTAAAATACTATGAAGAGCTACGCAAGCGTATGGCGATTACTGCCGCAGAAGAACAGATCACGTCTGCCAATGCCGCGGTTAACATGAACAAGCTACTCCAACTGTCCGCAGGTGCTTTGTATACCGATAACGGTGAGGCAGTGGAATTTGATATCAAGCATCGGTACAAGGTGCTGAAAGAGGTTATTGACGAGACGAGCAACAAGGCTCTTATATTCGTACCATTCAAACATGTTATTGATATCCTTACAGAAAAGTTAGAGAAAGATGGCGTGACCGTAGGAGTGATACGTGGAGACGTACCTGCACCCAAACGCACGGAGATATTTAAGCGATTCCAAGAACAGGCAGACCCAGAGGTGTTAGTTATCCAACCACAGTCTGCCGCACATGGGGTTACACTAACTGCCGCAGATACCGTGGTGTGGTGGGGGCCGACATCCTCATTGGAGACGTATGCACAGGCTAACGCTCGGGTTCACCGATCAGGACAACGACATCCGTGCACAGTCATACAGCTCCAAGGAAGTCCAGTAGAACGTCACATATACCAACTACTTGATAATAGAATTGACGTACACACAAAAATGATCGACCTTTACAAAGAAATAATTGACTAAGCTAAGATACGACACTATACTAAATATCCCGATACTAAATCGGTGCTAAAAAGGAGAACGCAATGTCAAAAGTACCTGTAGATAAGCTGACCAAGGCTTACATGAGAATCAAAGAAAAGCGTAGCGAGATTGCTAGAGATTTCAAAGCGCAGGATGAGCAGTTAGTAGAGCAACAAGAAAAGATTAAGAAGGCGCTACTTGATTACTGCAAGACCGAGAACGTCAATAGTGTTAAGACGGATCACGGCACCTTCTATCGTTCCACCAAAACAAAATACTGGACGTCCGATTGGGAGTCTATGTACCGTTTTATTGTGGACAATCAAGTACCTGAGTTGCTTAGCAAGTCGTTGAACCAGACGAACATCAAGCAATTCTTAGAAGAGAATCCTGACCTACTGCCGAAAGGCTTGAACGTAGACTCAGAGTATGTTGTTTCAATTAGAAAATCGTAAGGAGATCATATGAGCACCACAAAGGGATTCGTCCCAATTGAAGATATGGCGCGTTACTTCCGCGTGTCGATAAGCACGATACGTGCATGGGTTAGGACTAACAAGATACCTGCAAATACCTACATTAAGTTAGGTAACACGTATCGTTTTTCTATCCCAAGAGTGGAAGAGGCACTGCTGTCTATGGGTGCAACAGAGACTGTTTCCGAAGAAGCAGTTGAAAGTGGAGAGCAATTAGAGCTAGACTTCGGGGATGATAATAATCCAGACACCGAAAATGAAATAAATCTAGAGAACTTAGACGATATTGACTATCTCAATGACGAGATTGGTCTTTATGATGAAGATATTTAAAGGAGACGACAATGTCAGAACTATCAATTTTCAAAGGTAATGCTTTAGCCAACAGTGATCTGTTCAAGTCTTTGCAAGGTTTGAATGACAACTTAGCTGGTGGAGGCACTGGGGGTACCAACCGTCGTATCAGCATCAAAGGGAGTAAATTCCGCGAGATTGTAAACGGCGAACAGGTTAACGTCAGTAAAGATGACAGCATTAACATCGTGATTGTGGATGCCGCACCCGTATCAAGAACGTACTACGCAGGTGAATATGATTCTACTAAGGTCGTACCACCAACGTGTTGGTCTAAAGATACCCAGACTCCCGCACAAGAAGTACCAGAAGATCAGCGTCAGTCTGCAAAATGTATTGACTGCCCTATGAACGTAAAAGGTTCTGGTCAAGGTAATTCACGGGCGTGCCGTTTCTCACAGCGCGTTGCGGTGGCTATCGAAGGTAAGCTAGATACGGTGTACCAGTTGCAGTTAGCGGCTACCAGTGTGTTCGGTGAAGCCAAGAACAAAAAGATGCCTATGCAAGCATATGCTAGGTTCTTACGCGCACACGACACTCCCGCCATTGCCGTCGTTACAGAGATGTATTTTGACGAAGATAGTGACGTGCCAAAGCTGTTCTTTAAACCTGTCCGACCATTGACTGAGGAAGAGTTAGAGCAAGTAGTAGCGTTACGTGATATGCCCGAGACCAAGAAGGCCATTGACCTGACTGTGTACCAGACAGATACTGAGAACGCACCTGCGTTAGAGCATAAGAAGCCTAGCCTATTCGAAGAAGCTGAGGAACCTACCGCAAAGGTAGAAGAGCCAGTCGAAGAGGAAGAGGAAGAAGCGCCCAAACGTGTGGTAAAGAAATCTAAACCTGCCCCCAAAGAAGATGATGACGACCTGAGTGATATTGTATCTGCTTGGGACGACGATGAATAAATCTTAACTATAAAGCGACTAGGCGTGGCCGAAAAGGGCACTACGGTGCCCCTGTCTCTCTTTTTTGGCGGTGGAGAACATGGACGTAAACAAGTTTATAGATACAGTACTGGGGGACGATGGGTATTACTGTTTATTTGCGTACAACAAAGATAGCAAGCGGATTCAGAAGTTTTTTACTGATAAGCAGGAACTACTTGAAGAATCCAAAGCTCTAGATGCAAACGGATATAATACTTTTTTCGGACTGGCTACTTACAAAGTAGAGGGATCAAGGAAAGCTAACAACACAGTTAGCATGAAGTCTCTCTTTATAGATATAGATTGTGGTGCAGGTAAAGACTATGCCACAAAGCGAGAAGCTCTTGATGCACTCAGAGAGTTTTGTATAAAGTTAAAACTACCCACCCCGTTGATAGTGGACAGCGGTGGCGGACTACATTGCTATTGGATACTGACTGAAAGCGTAGGTATCGCAGATTGGGTTACTGTAGCCAACAGGCT